TTTTAGGAGAGAACAATGCCAGTTGAAGATAAGCTTGTGGCTGAGATTAACACCGCGATTGAAACTGCCGTCAAGTCTGAGGAAGTAAAGGCCGATAAAGTAGAGACGCAACTAACCGTTGCACCCGCTACAACGGTTCTTGCTCCTGTTGAGGCGGGAAATGGAAAGGATTCCGACTATGAAACACAAACGCAAGTCAAAGTAGATGAAATTCCAAAGCAGGAGGCGGTTTCTGCGGAAGTCAATCCGGTGGCGAAAGTCGCAGTGGCTGTACCGGTGAATCCTCCTGCTAAGGAAACAATTAGCGACGAAGCTTTGATGCGAGCTATTCGTGCTGGCTTGTCGCTTGATGATGCGAGGTCATTTCCAAACGAAGCCTCGCTATCACGAGTGGTTGATCGTGTGGAGGCGGCACAAAAGCCTGCACCGAAAACCGCAGAGGTCGTACTGGAGGAAGATCCGCTTAAAGATCTTTCCGATCTCGACCCGGAAATTTATGAACCTGAAGTAATTAAAATGTTCGACACCCTTATCGGTGTTGTAAAGAAGCAGAATGAGACTATTAACGGATTGAAGGCTAATGCCGACAATGTTGCACGGTCTCGCCAAGATGCTCATAATAATGAAGTTCAAGTCTGGTTTGACAGTAAAGTCGCTGGGCTTGGTGAAGATTTTAAAGATGCCCTGGGGTCAGGTGCCACACAGGCAATGTCTCTAGGAAGCCCGCAACGATCAAAGCGGGATTTGATTGCTAACAAAGCCGCAGCCCTGATTTCCGGGTATCGAGCAACCGGACAGGAGGTGTCTCGTGATGAAGTATTTGACGAGGCCGCTCGGATTGTGTTAAAGGACGATTTCGTCAAGGCTCGTGAAAAGAAGCTTTCAAGCGAACTTGAGAGCCACGGTAGTCAGCTTATCGCAAGAGCAAATGCGATGACTGGCAAAGCAAAACTTTCACCGCAGGAAGAACTCGCTGCTGAACTCGATCAGAAGTTTTTTAGTAGCAAGTAATTCCTGGTTAGAACAGGAATAATACAATGGGAATGCAATACGCTGATGTTGATGATGCTGTCCTCTTGACCCAGCAAGGCTTGGTTAAGCGAGGGGCCTTTGTGGATATGCAGACTGACTTGACTGACCACGTTGCCGTCCGTGAAATGTGGAAGGGCAAGCAGCACAAGTTCGATGGTGGTAATCCTTGGGAATTCGACATTCAAGTCGATCACAACCACAGTGCACACGCCGTGGAGTTGTACGAGACCGACACGTCCGCGATCAACGACACGATGATTAAAGGAACGGTTCAGCCTCGCCATATCAACGCGAATTACCTTTACGATCAACGCGAGCCTGCTTTCCAGCGTGGCGGCACTGCTATCGTTGACTTGATTCAAACTCGTTACACGGCCATGATGGTCAGCTTGTTCGAATATCTGGAGGCTGTTCTTTGGACGAAGCCTACCGATAGCTCCGACGAAAAAACTCCGTTTGGCATCGCATACTGGGTCACGAAGAATGCAAGCGAAGGTTTTAATGGTGGTGATCCTACCGGTTTTGCTCTCGGTCGTGCCAACATCACGACTGCTTCGCAACCTCGGTGGGCTAACTGGACCAACAGTTACTCGCTTGTAAGCACGGAGGACTTGATTCGGAAGATGCGTACAATGCACCGCCGTATTCAATTCCGCTCGGTTGTGTCGCACGCTGAGCCGGTGCTCGGTTCCATGAAGAACGGTATCTACACCAATAGTGATACTGTCGGCCTCATGGAAGAGTTGCTTGAGGCTCAGAACACGAATCTCGGCAACGACTTGGACAGCCAAGGCGGTCGAGTTGTGTTCAAGAGTTCTCCGATTATTTACGCTCCGTACCTTGATGCCGACACCACGAATCCGGTCTATATGCTGGATTGGAATTGGCTGGCTATCGGAGTCATGCCGGGTTGGGAGAATCAACTCACCGCCCCGTACATGGTTCCTGGTAAGCACCTTGTCCGTCGTGTTGACCTCGACGCCACGTTGCAGTGCGTTTGCACGAATCTCCGTCGTCAGGGTGTCATCTACAAGGTGTAGTTTTTATCTTAACATTCAACCGAAAGGGTTATCGATATGTTGGATCATTCAATTAACGCTCCGCTGAAAGCGGCCCAGGGCGAAAAGATTCAGGTGTGGTTTGATGGCACTACCGCCGTTCTTGAAGGGCAAGCTGTGTGTTTCGAGTACGACTATAACGCTCCGGCCACTCCGGCTGGTGCCGCCCAGGAGACTGCTGCGTCTGCTGACTTCCGTAGGAGTAATTACGTTAAGTTGCCTTCTGCGACTAACGGAAATCACTTCGCTGGTGTTTCGTCTGCGTATTATCCCGCAAGTTCTGTCGGGCAGTTTATCACGATTTATACTCCTGGCAGCACTTGTAAGGTTCTCACGAAGGCCAGCCTCACTATTGGTGTTGGTATCGTGACGTTTCAGTGCGGCGGAACTTACGCCGGGTATTTTCGACAGGCTGGTTTCGAGGGTCAGGGTTCTGCGGTTCCGCTGCAAACTCTGAATACCTCTTCGACTGCTGCCCTGACGGTTTGCCGGTTGCAAACTGGCAACCAGTCTGGAGGAGTAGAGTCTCTCACGCCGACTGGTACGGCTGGTGGTGCCTTGCAGTCCAAGGTTGGTGGCGTGACGTTCTACGAGGCTGCCACGAATACGAGTGCCGTCTTGACGAGCACTCTTGCCGATGGCACGATTCTCGGTGAGCGGAAGATGTTCGTCATCAATGGAACGCAGACCACGAATGGCGTGACGCTGACCGTAACAACCGGCTTCAAGCTGGATGGTACGACCAGTATTACCACGATCACTGGAAACACTGCCGCACGGCGTGCTTACTTTGAGTGGCGTGGAAATGCATGGTACACGCTTTGTGACACCTTCGATACGATTGCCTAAGCTGTGAACCAACTCCCTCGGCGTGGGTCTTCTCTTCGCCCACGCCGGGGTGAGTTTGGGTGAGGAGAATAATCATCAGCGAGTCAAGTCTCAGCCTAGGATTTGGTGATCTACAGTCTGCCGTTGGTTTTTTTTTAAACTACGGAAGTACTGTAGCTAGCTTCACTGCTGACCAGCTTGCGGAAGTTAATAGAATTGTGCAGTCTGGAGTTCGACGGGTTTACTATCCAACTGCTGTAGCTGCACAAATCGTTGGATACGAGTGGTCATGGTTAAGGCCATCTACAACGCTAGCAATTACTGCTGGAACTTGGGAATATAATCTTCCTGATAATTTCGGAAGGATGATCGGAAGATTTCATTTTCCAGTTTCGACATACAGGGATGATATTCAGATTGTGCCGGAAGGAAAGATACTAGACTTGAGATCGCACGCAGATGTTACGGACTATCCAACATCTGCTGCGATTCGGTATCTGTCTTCGACCGGCTCAACTGGACAGAGGCAAGAGGTTATTTTTTATCCGACACCATCTGTTTCGCTTTCATTGTCATACGCATATGAAGCTTATAGTGGTGCCTTATCAGACTCATATCCATATCCATTAGGTGGAATGCAATTGTCTGAGTTGTATCTTGAATCGTGTCTAGCTGTTGCAGAATCGAGAATAAACGATACAATTGGCCCTCATACGATGCAGTATCAGACATTGCTCATGGATGCGATTGCACGAGATAGAAAACGCGGTGCCCAGATGTATGGCCATATGGGCAATAGAGAAGGTTGTGGCGATGGTTGGGGCGATGTTTGGCTTTCACCTCCGTTTGATATTACTTATAAGGGCGTTGTTATAAATTAGGAGATTAAAATGCAGAAGCGAATTTGTCATTTAATTAAGATGACTCCTCCGGCTGTAACGAACACCGGTGTTCTTTTTTCTAGTGGCCTTACTGTTCCAGCCGATGGACTTCCAGGTTATCAGATTGGTTGCATATTCCAGCATACCGATGGAGGTTCTGCAACTGCATTGTATGTGAATGAAGGCAGTGCTACTAGCTGTGCATTTAAGGCTCTCGCTTCATCTAGTGCAGAAACATTAGGTGGTTTGAGTGATGTTAATGCAACTCTGACGTACACGACCGGAAACGTGCTTCTTGCAAACGGAACGAAATATGTTGAGTCTGCAATCTTGAGTGCCACGGCGGGAACGAATACCGAAAGTAAGGCTCTCATTGTTGACGCAAATAAAGCACTAGATAAGGTGTTTGTGAACACCGCTCCGGTTGCCTACAACAACCCTGCGTTGTCTGTCGGAAAGTATGGAACGCCTGTTGTGGATGCTACTCTCGTTGATAACATCGCCTTTGAGTCGGTGATGTCTACTGCAACGAATAAGACGAGCGGTGACACTTCTTGCATGGCGGCTTACGTCAGTGCCTCAAATACCGCTGCCACAACCAACAACAAGATTCAGAGTTTGCTCGCAAGCACTATTCTTGCTGGAAATTGCTATGACGCCTATGGTGTACAGGGTCACATTACCGTAAGCCAAAACATGGCTACGCAAAATGCAAACGCTCATATCTCTGGTGTCTCCGGAAAGGCTCTATTAACGGCGAACAACACGCAAGGATGGGTCACTGGCGTTCTTGCAATCGTGGACGGAACGGGAACGACTGGCGGCATCTGTAATGTGATTGCGGCTCAAGTCGAAGCAACTACTACTGCTGGGCAGGTTGATTCGATCTTGCGTCTAGGAGCAGATCAGACAGTTCCGGTTGCAATTGAGATTGCCGGTGCTGCACAATTAACCGATTTGATTAAGTTCGACGCCCTTGCCGGTCCAGTGGTCGCTAAAGATGTTGTTCCTGGAACCGTAACGTCAAATACTTCGCTAGGTGCGAATGCCTGCTTGGTGATCGACGTTGGCGGAACTCCTTACTACATCCCGCTGTTCACTACGCAACATGCGTAAGGGGTAAACGATGGCAGCTAAAGGAAGTTTTAGTGCTGGCGTCACTAGTGCTGAGATTGTACCAGCAAATGAGTACAGAGAGCAGCTAGTAATTCAACTTAGGACAGGAACTAGTGTATCTCTTGCGTTCGGCACCGCTGCCGTGCTTAGTAAGGGATACCAGCTAATGAATGCTGGAAGCGTATGTGTTATAGATGGTGCACTTGCCGGTGAAGCAGTATATGCAATATCGGCTGCACCATTTACTGGTGGTTATCAAGAAGCACTTGGTATTCGTAGCGAGTTCTAGGAGAAAAATATGGCACTCATGGATTCTTGGTCAGCTACTGATGTAAGTGCTGAATTGGTTCCAGCAAACTATTATAGGGATAAACTTGTTATTCAAATACGCACCAGTGATCCGTGCTCTATTGCTTTTGGTGAGGATGCAGTGTATGCTGATGGTGTTCAACTAACCACTACTGACCCAACGATTTACATTACAGGTGCTCTTTCACGCGAGGCAGTCTATGGAATTTGCGACACTGGCAAAACTGCTTCTGGCGGCTATCAAGAAAGTTTAGGCATATGCGATTAAAAAATGAAGCAATGCACAAAATGCAACTGCATAAAAGACGAATCTTTTTTTAATAAACATGGCTTAAAAAAAGATTCGTAGATCGGAAGAGCGTCGTGTAGGGAAAGAGTGTAGATCTCGGTGGTCGCCGTATCATTAAAAAAAAAA